TGTCTGGGTTGACGAATTACCAGACGGCGAACGAATCAAAGAAAACTCTATTAAGAAGCTAACAGGCTCGAGCGAAATCTCAGCAAGATCGCCAGGCGAAAAGCCTTTTACATTTCAATCGCGTGCTAAGCTTTGGATTACAACTAACCACAGACCAATCATTACTGACGATGCTATGTGGCGTCGTATCCGCCCAGTTCCTCTTACATGCGTGCCTGAGAGTCCAGACCCAGATCTAAAGCATTACATCTTTGATCCAGAAGGTGGACTGCCTGCAGTACTTTCATGGGCAGTTGAAGGTGCTATTAAGTTGCTTGGTTCAAGTGCGCGCGATGGTTTAGGTTGGTGCAAAGCAGTTAGCGAAGCATCTGACATCTATAGAAAGAACGAAGACCGCATTGGCATCTTCTTGGGCGAAGAAACTAAAGAAGTAGAAGGCGCTGCCACTCCTGTTAAGTCGCTGTATGCAGTGTATCGCGCATGGAGCGATGAGCGTGGCGAACGACCAATGACTCAAATTGCGTTTCAACGCAAGATTTCAGAGCGTGGTATTGAAGTGGACGGTGTTGGTTCACGAGCACAGATTCAAGGCAGACTGCTGCTGCCTAGAGCCGTGCCAACTGGTGAAGTTGACTGGGGCATTGCAAATAGATTTGCGAGAGGGTCGTGAGTTCTAAATGAAGATTAGACGACACCGCCTTGTGTTTCGCTCTGCTAAAACTGGCAAGAAGTTTGCTGTAGTTCGTCTCACATCTGAAGAGATCCGTCTAATGGAAACTGCCGCGGCAATCACTGGTACTACTGTAGAACAGTTTATAATTAAAGTTATTACAGAGATAGCGAGAACTAATGAATAAGTTTTACGAAGACAATGGATTTTTTGTTTTACAGAACGCCATACCTGAAGAGCTTCTAAAAAAGTACGAAGACAAGTGGCATGCCGAGGTTGGCGATGTTCGTGACGGACAAGGTCTTCTTGTCGGGTGGAATAAGTGGGACTCGTACCTTGAGCATACGGAGATTATGGATATTCTTTGTCACTCAAGCATTCACGAAGTCTTTGCTGAGATCAACCGAGGAGTGGCCCTTCACTCAAGTCGCACTTACGGGACATCAACGACGATGGGGTGGCACCACGACTCAGCGTTGAATAACGAGATCGCTGCAGAAAACTATATTGGCGTTTGGGTTGCTCTTGAAGACGTGACACCAGAGTCTGGTCCGTTCGAGCTAATCATTGGATCTCATTTATGGGATCTTGATTTTGCAAAGCTCTATGCCATTGGCGATAACGCCTACGAAGGCACCTATGGATCTTATGAGTACTTACTTGAAGAAATTGAAAAGCGCAAGGGAGAGACTTTTACTTTCTTAGCAAAGCGTGGCGATGTTCTTGTGTGGCACGGTCGCCTTGTCCACCGTGGAACTATTCCTCAAAAGAAAGACGCAACTCGCATGTCGATCATCGGGCACTACTGTAACAACTACGCTCACAAGGATCAAGAAGATCTTCAACCCGATGCGTCTACTATTTTCTCCAGCATGGATGAAGACGCTAAACGCTATGCCAAATGGGAGTCCGGTGGGTACTACTTTAAGTAGTCAGGACCAAAGACACGCTATGTTGCGCAACATGGATCCAACAAGCTCCTGCGCATTTCGCCAAAAGGGTACCCATTGTCTACTAAATTGTAGCTAGCCTATTTCAAATAGTTTATTTATAAATCTTGTTGGCAATTACACTTTCTGCAGCCAAGTCAAGATACTATTCTAATCATAGGTGTAACGTCTTGGGAGAGAGACGTTTAGAGTTGGGTGGGCCGAGGCACGACAAATGATTCGCCCGCCCAGCTCAACCTTGTCCCTTTGGAGTAGCGATGATCATTTTAATTGTAGGTCTGCCAGGCACGGGCAAGACTGCACTAGCAGAAGAACTTGTAGCTCGAAGCGGAGCAATTCATCTCAACGCGGATGTTGTACGTGCTGATCTCAGTAGCGACCTAGGCTTTACAACAACAGACCGTTTAGAGCAGGCTCGCAGACTTGGTGCAATTGCACGTTTGATCAGCGCTCAAGACAAGTTGTGCGTCGTTGACTTTGTATGCCCGACAAAAGAAACTCGCAAAATGTTTGGAAAAGCTGACTTTACTTTTTGGGTAAATAGAATTAAAGAAGGCCGATACGAAAATACAAATCGTATGTGGCAAGATCTTTCCGAAGACGAGTACGACTTAAAAATCAACAGCGGCCTTACAGTAAAGCAAGAAGGCGATCTCTGTTTTGACCTAATGGAGATACATTGCTGGAAAAAGCCGACGACGCTCATGCTCGGGCGATATCAGCCGTGGCACGCTGGTCACATGGCGCTGTATGACGAAGCACGAAAGCGCGGCAATCAAGTCGTTATTGGAGTACGTGACACAGGCGGAACTTCAGAAAAAGATCCATTTGAGTACGCCAAAGTAAAAGAACTAATTTTAGAAGGCATGCCAACTGCTTTCGTTATGATGATGCCGAACATCACAAACATTGTTTATGGTCGTGACGTTGGTTACAAGATTGAAAAAGTAGAACTTGGTGCCGACATTGAAGCAATCTCTGCGACAGAGATTCGCAAGAACATGGAATCTAGATAGATCCTTTGTCTTTTAAGTTATTTACCAAGCTGTGAATAGTTGATGCGTACCACTTAACTCCACGAGTTGGTGGAATGTTTTCTTTATTTAGCTTTTCAGCTATCTTTCCGTACGACATTCCAAGGCTTCTGTATTCCAAGATCTGTGATCTAACTTCGGCAGGTACTTTTGTCTTTAAGCCAAGGTCAACGCCCCAAACCTTTCCTTTTTCTCTGCGGTCTCTGTGCACGTCTTTTTGACGTTCAGCAATGATAGCGCGTTCCATTTCTGCAAGTGCACTCATGATTGTTACAACAAATCTTCCCTGGTACGACGCTGTATCTAGATTGAGATCGAGCATTACAATACGCCAGTTGTTGCTGTTTGCTCTGTCTACAATACTAAGAAAGTCTTGAGTTGATCTAGCGAGTCTGTCAATGCGTGTCACAAAGATAGCTGCTGCATCGCCTTTGTCGAGTTTAGCTAAAGCCGCACTTAAAACGGGGCGTCCTTTGATCGACTTGCCTGATCGACCTTCTTCGCGCAGTATTTCAAACTCAGTAAAACCTGCGTGCTCTGCTGCTCTTTTAAGATCTCTTTCTTGCGCATCGAGTGACATTCCATCATTGACTTGCATCTGCGTAGACACTCTTGCGTAAAGCAATGCTAATTCTGAAGTTGACTTTGTTTTTTTAGCTGCCATGAGCCAGCTTGGGATTACTTATCACTGGTCTATCTAAATAGACAGACCAATCTGCACTAGGTGTGGTGTCTGGTTTTACAGGCCCGAGATTTATACTTACCACAAGTCTTGGCGTATCGACAACGTGCCGTGCTGTCATGTGAGTTATATAAGAATTGAATATAACTAATAAACCTTTTTCTGGCGTCAATGGCACGCTTGTCTGCATTAAACCGCACCAGTCAGCTGTGAACACCAGTTCAGCCGCTCCGTCTGGGACCTGCGGATAGTACGCAATTGAGTAATACTCTTCTGGATGAATGTGAAGATTCGAGTGATGGCTATGAGCAATGATACTTTGATTCATTATTAACTTTACCGACCACATATCGTGTATTTCGTAGTCACGCCCAGTGAGCTGCTTCATAGTCTCTAATACTGCTTTTTCTAGTCTTGTGATTTCTGGAGTGACAGGCATGACAAGATTTTCATGTTGAACAAATTTTCGGCTAAACTGGCCGTACTCTAGCAATTCTTCTTTTGTTCCCGGTGCGTACAGTTCAATGTCCGATGCTATTTGGTCATGATCGATGTCTTCTAGTTTTGTGACATGTACTAATTGCGAGACCAATGAAACGTTCTTGATTTCTCTATTCATAGTAAAAAGTCCCTTTGCTTAGCGCTGTGGGCGGATTGTCTCTGTGCCAAACATTTATAACCATGACTTGTCGTATCCCAGACTTAGCCGGTGTTGTGGCGTGAAGAACATGTCCGGTGTCAAAGATCACTAGGCGGTTGCCTCGGTACGCAATTCTTTCTCTATCCTCGAGAGGCGACTGAACCTTGTCAATAGTTTTTCGCTCTAGCCCAAGCTCTGATC